TGTGGGAATCAGGCTTTAAGTATGATGGCCCGGTCTTTGACACGATGCTTGCAGAGTATGTGTTACAGCGTGGACAGAAAGAACCACTGTCTCTTGAGGCTTGTGCTGAACGATACAACCTCGACACAAAGAAGCAGGATACCCTGAAGGAATACTTCAAGCAGGGCTACAGCACTCGTGATATACCTCACGCAGAGTTGTCAGAGTATCTGTCTGCTGACCTTCATGCTACACAGCAACTGTCTGACAGACTGATGTATCGCCTGAATACACCTGATGATAGCGGCTTGATGGGAACAGTTGACCTGACCAATCAGGTGGCTGTATGTCTTGCTCGTATTTATCAGCGAGGCTTCAGCGTTGACCGCACCAAGTTAAATGAAGTGCGCGAACAGTTTGAGGCAGAGAAGAAGCAACTTGAGATTGACCTGCAAGAGCATGTTCGTGAACTGATGGGTGATACACCTATCAACTTGAACAGCCCAGAGCAATTGTCTTGGGTTATCTATAGCCGCAAGGTTATGGACAAGACCTATTGGGGTAATGCTATTGACCCATACATGGATGACGCAGACTTTCGCAGTCTGATTGCGGGTGGCACAAAGCGGATGTATAAGACTAGAGCAGAGCAATGCTCAAACTGTAATGGAACTGGATACGTAAGGAAGGTAAAGAAAGATGGAACACCTTTTGCAAAACCCAATACTTGTAAGGTATGCAACAAAGATGGTTATACTCTTACTAATCTTGATACTGTGGCAGGTCTTAAATTCAAACCGCCATCACCTAAGTGGGCTAGCGCGAATGGCTTCACGACAAGCAAGGGCAACCTTGAAGTGTTGGAATCTGCCGCGAAGTCCAAAGGTATGACAGATGCAGTAGACTTCTTATCGAAGGTACGTAGGCTGTCTGCCGTTGACACATACCTGTCATCCTTTGTCGAAGGCATTGACCTACACACAAAGACTGATGGCAAGTTGCATGTACGCTTGCTACAGCATCGCACTGCCACAGGCAGGTTTAGTGGTGCTGACCCTAACATGCAGAACATGCCACGTGGCGGCACATTCCCTGTGAAGAAGGTGTTTGTGTCTAGGTTTGACGGTGGCAAGATTATGGAAGCAGACTTTGCACAGTTGGAGTTTCGTGCGGCTGCTTATTTATCACAGGATGGAGTTGCTATTGAAGAAGTATCTACTGGATTTGATGTACACAGTTACACCGCTGAAGTTATTAGTACCGCTGGTCAACCTACGAGTAGACAGGATGCGAAGGCGCATACATTCGCGCCGTTATATGGAGCAACAGGCTTTGGAAGAACAAAGGCTGAAGCAGCATACTACACACACTTCACGGAGAAGTACCAAGGGGTCGCATCTTGGCATTCCCGACTGGCTAAAGAGGCTATAAACACACGCAAGATTACGACACCATCAGGCAGAGAGTTTGCTTTTCCTGATGTAACTCGTAACTCACGTGGCAGAGTGTCACACTTTACACAGATTAAGAACTATCCTGTGCAGTCGTTTGCTACAGCAGACATTGTGCCACTCGCACTATTGCATATCGAAAAACTACTTGACGGTATGCAGTCATGTGTGGTAAACACTGTGCATGATTCGATTGTGATTGACGTTCACCCAGATGAAGAAAGGAGATGCATTGACATAATACATGAGACTAACAAGGCTTTGCCTGACTTGATTACCTTACGTTGGGGATTGGTATTCAATGTTCCACTGGAACTAGAGGCAAAAATTGGCCCCAATTGGCTTGACACTAAAGACGTGTCGTGATATAACTATGGCTTTACTAACTCAAAAGAAGGAGTATAAAATATGGAACTAACAACTATTGACACAAACAACTATGCAGCAATGGCGAAAGCAATGGGCATTGCCAACGAAGGTGCAAGTGAGCGTAAGCAAACAAGCACTCTCGCTCGTCTTCGCATCAACCACTCACCTGTTATGGGAGAGGCAGATGTGAATGGCAAGAAGGTGAACATGGAAGTCGTAAGTGGTGGCACATACAAACTGGAGATTCCAGATGGGCCAACATATTATGCGGAGTCCGTGAAGATTCGCCCATTCCTGCAACGGTTCATGTATAAGCGTTTTGTTCGTGGCATGGGCGATAGCCCTAACCGCTATGTCAAGACCGTCATGGCTGACAATCTGAATGTTGACTTGAAGGACAATGATGGTGGCTTTAACTGCGGTAAACCCGCTGGCTACATTCAGGACTTCAAGGCACTGCCAGAGAAGACACAGGAACTCATCAAGCAGATTAAACGAGTGCGTGTAGTGCTTGGCACAGTTGAACTGGTCAACGCAACTGACGCAAGCGGTAATGCTGTTGATGTAGATGAGATGCCATTCATCTGGGAGATTGATAATCGTGATGCCTTCAAGAATGTAGGCACTGCCTTTACCAAACTCGCAAAGATGAAGCGTCTGCCTGTGCAGCACATCATCACTGCCAACACAGAGGAGCGTAAAATTCCTACTGGTGCAGTGTTCTACCTGCCTGTAGTATCTCTTGATATATCCAGCACACTGGAACTGACAGAGACAGAACAGACTATGTTCGCAGACTTCATGCAGTGGGTGCAAAACTACAACGAGTACATCATTAATGCTTGGGCTGACAAGGCTAACTCGCATGATGATGATGACGATGAGGCTATCGTAGATGGCATCATTGACTTTGACGAGGAAGTGGAAGTAGCATAATGAACCATCCTGCTGAACTGGCGTTGCATCAATACATGGAGAACGCTGCTAATGGTAAGTCCACAATGTCGGACGACACCATCAAGCAGATAGGTCAAGATGTAATGGATGCAGTACAACGCCAGTTTGGTGGGGGCAATAAGCGTGGCGAGTTTCGTCTTCGTATGTCCAACATAGGAAGGCCAACTTGCCAACTCTGGTTTGAGAAGAACCAGCCAGAGAAAGCGTTGCCCTTGCCAACTACATTCGTAATGAACATGATGCTTGGAGACATCGTTGAGGCTGTCTTCAAGGGATTGCTAACAGAAGCAGGAGTAGAGTATGAAGATGCTGAACAGGTTACGCTTGAGATTGATGATGATACATCCGTCAATGGAACATATGATATTGTTATTGATGGTGCTGTTGATGACGTTAAATCCGCATCTAATTGGTCGTATCAAAACAAGTTTGAATCATTTGATAAACTAGCAGCACATGATTCCTTTGGCTATGTAGGGCAACTCGCTGGCTATGCCAAGGCATCAGGCAAACGTGCTGGTGGTTGGTGGGTAGTCAACAAAGCGAATGGTCAATTCAAGTATGTGCCAGCCACAGGTCTTGACATTGATAAGGAGATGAACCATATCAAGCAAACTGCACAGACGATTAAGGACAATAAGTTTGAGCGTTGCTTTGAGCCTACACCTGAAACATTCAGGGGCAAGCCTACAGGCAACACAGTCTTGAACGAGAACTGTATCTTCTGCGCTTATCGTTTTGCTTGCTGGCCTACACTGACAGAACGTCCTGCTGTAAAGTCACAAGCAAAGGAACCAAAGATGGTTCCGTATATCACATTGAGAGAGGAGTATAAATAACATGAGTGAAGAACTAGATACATTGCTTGAGGAAATTAAATCCACAGAAGCACATCTTGCTGAACTTCGTAAGGAGTATCGTGAGAAGCGCACTATGGGTTTGCGTGACGCTATCGCTGCACGGAACGAAGCGGATGCTGCCATCCGTGAAGAACTCAAAGCACTAGGCTATCGTTACACAGGCTTCCACACAGGTATCAACTGGCGTAACATTGCCTAACGCAAAACAATTTAGAGCAGCACGAAAGTATGGCTACCGTAGTGGTCTGGAACTCAAGGTATCTGACTATCTCAAGGAACTAAAGATTGACTTCTTGTATGAAGAGGTTAAGATTGAGTGGGAAGACCTTGCATACAGAACCTACACGCCAGACTTCGTGCTGTCTAATGGAATCATAATAGAAACCAAAGGTATGTTCACGGCAGCAGATAGGCGTAAGCATCTTGCCATTAAGAAGCACCACCCGAATCTGGACATACGGTTTGTATTCGAGAATAGTAGACGCAAGTTGCGTAAAGGAGCAAAGTCAACGTATGGTGAATGGTGCATACGATATGGCTTTAGGTATTATGACCGCATCATTCCTGAAGACTGGCTCAAAGAGAAGGGCAAGAATAAACATCCCAAGTTTATTAAGTTCAGTGGTGACAAAGTGAAAAGGAGATGACAAATGGATACAGAGTTCTTTGAGTTTGATGATGATGATTATGTGGTTCGTGTAAGACCTACCGTAGTAAACAACGAGTGGACAGGCGAGATTGACATCGCCATTGTAACAAGCGCAGACAACAGTCTTAATGACGAGAGTTATAGTCAGATGATGCACTTCACAAAGATGATGTGTGCCACTGTACCTCTCATGGAAGCGAATGAAGATATGCGTAATTATGTTCACACATATGTCATGGAAGAGATTGACAACATTATGGAACCTGTGGTAGAAGAACAGGAAGTAACTGTTACACAGGAAGGTGGTAACGTGATTAGGTTAAACTTTGGAACACGAACAAAGGGGAGTGCTTGATGACAGACTACAACAAGATTATGAAAGAGATTGAAATGAAGCAGCAATGGAAAGATGTAGTATGGGATAAAGAACAGCAAGCCTCTGTTCAATCCGATATGGTAAACTCTCCACCACATTACAATCAACAGGGCATTGAATGCATTGATGCTATACATGCTGCCTGTGGAGATGGGTTTGAGTACTATCTCCAAGGTAACATTATGAAATACCTATGGCGGTATCGTTACAAGAATGGTAGCGAAGACCTGAAGAAAGCCAGATGGTATCTGGATAAACTCATTGAGGTACACGATGAAAGTTAAAGTCTACATTACTATCGACATTGACCCTGAAGAATATCCAGTGCCAGCAGATGAGGATGTAGCCATTGAGATTGAGGATGGCATACGCGAGTACTTCTACGAGATAGACGGTGCTAATATTAAACATATACGAACATTACAGGAGTGACACCATGAATAACTATTTACCTACAGACTACCAGAACTTCATTGCGTTGTCTCGCTATGCACGTTGGAAAGAAGATGAACAACGGCGAGAGACTTGGCAAGAGACAGTATCACGATACTTTGACTACATGGCAAAGCATCTACGTGTAAGGCATGGGTTTACACTATCAGATGAACTGCGCGGCGAACTGGAAGAAGCAGTGCTTACACAGCAAGTCATGCCCAGCATGAGGGCATTGATGACTGCTGGCCCTGCTCTTGACCGCTGTCATGTCGGCGGCTACAACTGTTCCTATGTTCCAGTTGATAGTCCACGTGCTTTCGATGAGACTATGTACATTCTTATGTGTGGTACAGGGGTAGGCTTTAGTGTCGAGCGTCATCATGTAGAGAAACTACCAATCGTGAACGAAGACTTCCATGAGACAGACACAGTAATCAAGGTAGGTGACAGTCGTCCGGGCTGGGCAAAGTCACTGAAGGAACTGATTGCTATGCTGTACACTGGACAAGTTCCCAAGTTTGATGTGTCAGAGGTACGCCCTGCAGGTGCGAGGCTCAAGACATT